GAGTTGACACCCAAGTATGTGTTGCTAGAGAATGTACGTATGGCAAAAGAATCTCAGGACATCATCTCTAAGTACATGGGGTGTGAGCCAACCAAGATAAACTCTGCTGATGTTTCACCACAGAGTCGCAATCGTCTGTATTGGTTCGTCATGTATGATTGGGATTTGGGTAAGTATGTACCTATACACATACCACAACCAACCAAGAAGAATGTTGTCATACGTGATATCCTTGAGGACTTACCCTTTGGCGAGATACCACAATACCTTGCTAACAGTTGGGGTGGAGTTCCACGAGGTGACAAGGTCAAGTCTGTTGATGATGCCAAAGCTAACTGTCTTACTGCATCTATGTACAAGGGTCAGATACCTACATTCATCAAGAAACCTAACCCTAGTGCATCTAAGGATGGTCTCATACGTGTGGGTACTGCTAATCTTAGGGGTCACGATAGCATCAAACGTGTGTACTCTGCTGATGGCAAATCGCCTACTCTGACTACCATGCAAGGTGGACACAGAGAGCCTAAGATATCTATGGGTAGAGTTGTCAACAGAAGACTTGATGAGAATGGTGTACGTAAGGACAATCAGATGGACTTACCATTCACACCTAAAGTTGAGGTCAGAGAAGATGATGTATCTAACTGCCTCACTACAGTTGAGAAAGATAATGTTGTAGTCAATAGAGATGAGTACCTATGGCGAAAGCTTACACCCTTAGAGTGTGAGAGACTACAGACTATGCCAGATAATTATACCAACCATGTCTCTAAGACACAGAGGTACAAGATGATTGGTAATGGTTGGACTATAGATGTTATTGCTCACATACTAAGTAGTGGTAATATAAATTCAGAAAAGCAATGGACTAAAATGTATCAAACAAAGGAGATGGTGTAATGTTAATGGAATCACTAGTATGTCTAGCACTTAACGTGTACCATGAGGCTAAGAATCAAAGTTTCATAGGGCAAGTNGCAGTCGCACAAGTTGTGATGAATAGGGTAANGGATACACGATACCCTAACACAGTATGTGATGTCGTTAAGCAAGGTATTACATACAAATGGAAACCTACCTTTCCTATCAAGAATAGGTGTCAATTCAGTTGGTACTGTGATGGCAAGAGTGACAAGCCTAAAGAACATAAGGCATGGAAAGATGCAATGCATGTTGCTAATGGTGTATACAATGGACACCTAGATGACTTTGTTGAGGGTGCTACACATTACCATGCACACTATGTGAATCCTAGTTGGGCAGATACTAAGACGTATATAACACGAATAGATGACCACATATTTTATAAATGGGAGATTAAAGATGAATAGATTTATTATTGAGAAGACACCACAAGAGATTGCATCATCTCTATGTGACCAACATGTTGTCAAGATGCCATTGGAAGAGGCACAGATGCTATGCACTACACTATGGCATCATGCTCCAGAATATGCAGAGGAGAATGACTTATACAAACCAGTACATCAAAAACATCCATGCACACTATGGGCAATGGAATGTCAGATGAACTATATGTGGGCAACTAATTTGTATGTGGCTATGTTACAAGAGTATACAAAGAGGTATCACAAAGTTCATGGTGCAAGTAAACACTATGATGCTATATTTCTTGGTACAAAGTTGATACCTAATACCACTAACTTTATTACACCACACCCACAATGTTTTAGTGGGCATGATGAATTGAAGACAGACGAGTTCTTTCCTATAGAGGCATATAGGAAGTTCTACATAGTTGACAAATCTAGGTTTGCTAGATACAACTATACCAATAAACCACAATGGATGAAAGGAGAAGTAGCATGAAGATACACAGAGTAGTACAAATGTTGGGTGCAACAACAAGCACNGGTAAGTTAGCAAATGATATGTATGACTTAAACTATAAGACATATTATTCAGAGGCAGAGGACAAGGATATACCTATATCTCATATGGACTTTCAACATTTGGTCAGAGCATTTGTTAAACAGAATGAAGAAGATGTTAGGACTGATACACAAGAGGGCAAGGTCAAAGAACTTAGAGAACAGAATAAAAACCTACAAGTTAAGTATGACAACTTACGTGAGGCATATAATGTTTTGTTTGATGCTCACAATGCAGAAACTAGCAAAGACACCATATGGCAAGATAGGTACAACAGAGAAGTAGAGAAGTCAGACTTTTGGCATAAGGCATATGTAGAAAGATGTACATCTAGTAAAGGTCATAACTATGTATTCAGCGACATACCTAATGACTGTGATGGTCAACAATTCACAGACAGTCTAAAGAAGTATTTCAACAAGGATACCTACAAGATGCGTGTCAGAGGTCAATACCTCAAGGATGAAGTCAAAGAGTCTGAGGGTTGGCAAAAGTATGACAGAGGTCAGCCTATAGATAAGTCTAAATGTCTTAGAGTTTATATTGACAAAAAGTAATCTAGACATATGGAGAACTAATCCTAATATGTTAGTTCCCTATTATCTTATGCACTCATACATCTACTATCAGTTGCACGACTCAATCATCAAAGACTATGAGTATGATGAGATGTGTAAGCTGTTAAAAGATAAGTGGGAGAGCATTAAACATTATCACAAACATCTAGTTGATGTTAGTGCATTAGGAGCTGGTACAGGTTATCAGCTTAAATACAACCAACGTATAATAAGTGCAGCGACACTTTTATACAAACAACATAAAGGAGACTAAAAATGTGGCATAGAATACATGATTTCATGGAAAAAGATTTCAATAAAAAATATGGTGAGGGTACAAAGTATGACCTTGACTATGGTAAACTATTAATTATAGCACTATGTATTTACATAGCATTGGAGGTGTAACATGGCGAAGAAAGTAAAAGAAATAAATAAGATACTTAACTTGACAAATCAACAGTCAAGGCAAATCTTACAAATACTTGAAGACTTACGTAGTATCAACGCACAGACAGATGAGAAATGTCCTATAGATTATGATATGATATGTAAGCTAGATGGTATGGAGTTTCAACTTGCTAATATTGTAGATGCTACAGTTGTATGTGAACATGGGCATTATACACGATGGGGTGGAGCATATGAATTTAAAAAATAAAAAATTGTCAAGTTTAATTGACGAGTACTATTTATCCTTTGATTTCAAGAGCTTACGAGAAGAAACTAAAGTACAATATCAGTACTTTCTTGGGGTGGTGTTAGACACAAAAGTTGGAGATGCACAAAGTTTAGGCAGTATCAACTTTTCTGATATCACTACCAAGATGGCTAAAGTTTCATATGAGCAATGGTGTGAGAGAGGCATACACCTTGCTAATCATGTCATGTCTGTGGCGAGAGTAGTATATAATTATGGCATACACATGGAACATTGCACAGTCAACCCATTCTCAAGTATAAAGAGAAGAACACCTATAGCTAGAAAGGTAGTGTGGACACAATCAGATGTGAAAGCATATCTAGACGTAGCATATTCTGATTTTTACACAAGAAGTTTGGGTTTGATTGTACAAATGGCATACGAATGGTGTCAAAGACTAGGTGACATGCGTGTAATCAAGTGGGAGAACCTAGATTTGTTAGAGCAGAAGATGCACATACAACAATCTAAGAGGAGAGCAGAGGTGTTTCTACCTATATCTGATGGATTAAACAAAATGCTTACACAACAGAAAGAAGATTTTGGTTTCCAAGAATATGTAGCACCTCGCCCTCGCCCTAGGAGAGGCATACATGAGCCTTACACCATCACTAAGCTACCAGTAGAGGGCAGAAAGATTATGGACTCTGCAGGACTATCTAAGGAGCTTAGACTATCAGACCTAAGAAGAACTGGTACGACTGAGATGGTAGATGCCGGTGTGTCAATGGGAAATATTATGTCTGTCACAGGACATACTAATCCACAAAGTGTTAAGCCTTACATGAAGAATACCTTTGCTTCTGCTAATTTAGCATTAAGTACAAGAAAAAAATTGACAGTATGAAATATGCATGTTACAAGACATTTATATTGTCCGAACCCATATATATATAAGGAACATATATAATGTATAATATACTAGAATTTGTTAAAGATTTAAACATACCTATGGATGAAACACGTAGATTAAATTGTCCGGTTTGTAATTCTTATAAAACATTTACTGCCACAAATAATATGGGTTCATTAGTGTGGAACTGTTACAAGATTTCCTGTAGTTTAAGTGGTACTACTCGTGTTAGGTTATCTGTAGATGATATCAAGTCTGTGAGTGCAAAGAGAGAAGTCACTACAGATGATACATTTGAGATGCCTGAATACATTGTGCCACATAACAATAGGAATAACCTCGTATCTTTCTGTGAGAGATGGAAACTAGATGCAGACGAACTAAACTTACAATATGACGTGAAGGATGACAGAGTGGTGTTTCCCATAGAACATAATGGTAAGTTAGTTGATGCAACTGGTAGGTCATTGGGTAAACTTCTACCTAAATGGAAAAGATATGGGAATAACCCCTTGCCATACACATATGGTTGTGGTAAGGTCGCTTTAGTCGTTGAGGATTGTGTGAGTGCTTGTGTTTCAAATAGTAATATACACACGGGGGTGGCTATACTTGGAACTTCTTTATCAGAAGAGCACAAGAAATACTTATCACAATTCTCAACTGCTATTGTTGCATTAGACCCTGATGCACTACCTAAGATACTACAATTTGCTAGAGAGTTACGTGCATATACCCCTGATGTACGTGTTCTTAGGCTCAAAGATGACTTGAAGTATAGAAATGAAGAAGATATTTACAACTTGTATAAATTAACCCCAAAGGAGTAATACATGGAAAATTCACTACTAAGAAGTTTAATGGACAAAGAGTTCTACAAGGAGCATCGTGGTGCTAGATGTCCAGACAGACTGTTCAGCAAAGATGCTAGGAAGATTAAAGCTGCTATAGATTCAGCTATGGATAGGTATGAACGTACAGTAACACCTGATGAGATTGAGGCTTTGTTTATATCAAGCAATCCATCTATGTCTACTGCACAGAAACAAGCATACCTATCTTTGTTTAGGTCTATCAAGAATGAACAACCTCTAGGTTCAGATGTAGCACAAGAGGTTCTATCTAAACTGTTTCAACAAGTTGTTGGCGAGGACATTGCTAATCTAGGTTTTGATTATGTCAATGGACAACAGACTAGTCTAGAACCTTTACGTATGTTACTAGAGCAATACAATGATGATTTTACACCTGATTTAAATGTGGAGTGGGATGACATGGATATAGATACACTATTAGCTAAGAATGACCTTGAGGCACGTTGGAACTTCAACATACCTGCATTGACAAGACAACTTGAAGGTATCAATGCTGGACACTTGATTGAGGTAGGTGCTAGACCTAATACAGGTAAGACATCTTTCCATGCAAGTATGATTGCATCTCCGGGAGGATTTGCACATCAAGGTGCTAACTGCATTGTCTTGTGTAATGAAGAGGGTAGTCACAGAGTTGGTGCTAGATATTTGACTGCATCTACTGGTATGACTATGAAACAGATCAAGTCTAATCCAAGTAGAGCAAGAGACTTGTATGCACCAATCAAAGATAAGGTTAAGATTAAGGATGCTACTGGTCGTGATATGTCTTGGGTTGAGAGTGTTTGTAAGTCATACAAGCCTGATGTTGTACTACTTGATATGGGAGATAAGTTTGCTAGAAGTGGTGGCTTTGCAAGACCTGATGAGGCACTCAAAGCTAATGCTATACATGCT